TGCTGTGATAAATGATCCACCATCATTACCTCTAATTATAAAATCTTTATCCTGAACCATAGAGGAAAGTTGAAAATTACTTGAACTATTTGCTAATTTACCAATACTAGTTCCATCATCAAAAATTTCTACCTCTCCACCGCCAGCGTCTAATTTTATATCACCAACAGCGTCAATAGTAAAATCGCCTGTTGCGTCTACCTCTGCTATTGTTGGTGTTGTTAACGTCTTATTAGTTAACGTTTCTGAACCTGTTAATGTAACAAAACTATCGCCTTGTAAGGCAGTATTAAATTCTGCTAGTGAACCAGTAAAACTATTACCAGTACCACCTAAATCTATTGTTTTGTTTGTTAATGTATCTGTAGATGAAGCAGTAATAAAACCAGAACTTAAAGTAGATCCGTTACCAAATGCTGTGTAGATTTCATTAAAGTTGTCGTTAATTAAATCACCACCTGCACGTAACGAACTACCTGTTCCGTCATTTGCTGTTGATCCTATGTTTATTGTCTGTTTTGCCATAACTCTCTCTTACTATTTATACGTTAAACCTTATCAAATTTAGTTGATGTACTATCAAACATTGTAGTTGTTTCATCAAACGTATCACCATCTACTTCCCCTATAGCTGCAGGTATTGTAAACTTTGTTTTAATCTTTTGTCCTGCACTACTAGATGTCATTAAGAATATCGCATTTGTACCATCTAACGCTGTTCTAGTACCTTGAATTTTTATTGCACTTAACTCAGCAATAGTTATACCACTACTACTAAATGTTGAATTTGCATTTACGCCATATGCTGTGTTTATAAATCTATTAAGAGTGCCAAATCTAGGTCCTGCATATGCAAACCCTTGTCTGATATTTGTTGTACCTATAGTACGTCTAACCCTACTAACATACCTAATATCAATAGGTTGTGTTTTTAAAGTTACATCTCTTGTTGTTTTACTAAATTGTGTAATTGTATCTGTATCAAAATCAGCTGCAACAGCCTCTTTTGCATTTGCTCTTAAACTTGTACCATCTGTTTGTGTACCCAATCTACGACCAATAAGTTTTGAATATAATCTTGTAAGCACAGATTTTAATATTGCTTCTGTACCAGAGTTTAGTCCTGTTATTGTTTTGATTTCAGCATTTAAAGATGTTTCAATGTTAATCTCACCTTGAAAATAGAAACCAGAACTATGAAGTGTTTTAATATAACTATCTCTCCATTCGTTGATTGATCTACCAACTTTTATTACATAAGAGTAATCTTGGTATAATAAACTATCTTGTACTTTCATTGAGTTTTCTGAAACCCAACCATCTTCATTTATAAATGCACCATCAGTTGTTACGATAGGTGCTACTGTTACGGTACCAGTTGCCTGTTGTAGTTTACTTGCAACTAATGAAGCACCACCTGAAAAGTTTATTGTTTCACCTTCAGTAAAAGTACCACTATGATTTTTTAATTTTATAATTTGTGTTGTTGTATCAATAGAAACAACTTTAGCAGTAACACTACTTGAAGCTCCTGTAGCAGTTTCATCTGCTGATGGCGAACCTGAAAGAGATGTATATAAAATATACGTTGGTAATTTTATTGTTGGTGCAGGACTATTTGCATAGTTATAACCTGCCTCTACAACTTTAATTTTTAATGCACGACCTATTTCTGAACCATATGCGAATATTGTGGCACTTGCACCAGATGAAGATGTAACTGTTAGTGTAGGTAATGTATTGTAACTATTACCAAAGTCTATCATTCTAATGTCGGTAATGTCACCATTACCTGTACCACTTTCTTGTACAACTTTATCTCCATGATAAGGGTCATCAACACCTGTTTCATCTTCTAAAATTAATTGACCTGTACCTGTACCACTTTCTAATGTTACACCACCATTAACAACAGAAACTTTTGCAGACGCAGTACCAGAACTAAAATTAATTACATCACCTACAGCGTAATTTGTACCACCATTATCTACGACAATTTCTTGTATAGGTCCAGGACCTATAGTATCTACTTTTAAAAGTGCTCCTGTACCACCACCAGTTACAACAACATCATCATCAACATTATATAATGCACCATCATTTGTAAGTGTTTTATTATCAATGATACTTGAAACTGTTAATGAAACTAATACATCTGAATCTGTATTGTCTGTACCTGTAATTGTTTGATTATCAACAAACGTACCATTTACAGAGTCGTCACCTAAAACTAATTCTGTAACCGTAATGCCACCAACTAAAAATTTAAATACGTCTTCAACTATGGCAGTTGCTTCGTTTACATTTGTATCTGTTGGGTCGTTTGCTTGTGTAACTTTTTGTCCTATAAGATTAGAAGCGTCTGAAGTTCCTAATTCTAAACAACGTAATATTTTTCTAGTATCCCATTTACCATCAGATATTCTTAACATCTCATCTTTAGGATATTTTATTTCAGCAGGTTCATTAAATAGTAATTTAAAAAATATCTCACTTGCACGTTTTGTACCTTTTGATTGATATAGCGATTTAATATTTTTTATTAATTTTCTTTTATTAATCTGATCATGTAATCTATCAGGTATAGAAGTTAAAAATGAGTTTCTAAATTTTAATAAAAATGAAGATAAAGTTTTATCTACGTCAGCGTAATCTAAAAGTTGTTGAATGTTTTGAACTGGATTTGCTCTGTATTGACTTATACTTGCCTGAGCAGCTGAAGATGAACCTGTAATTAATTCACCCTCAATAAATTTATTATTATGTGTTACAAATAAACGAGCACCATCATCAACGTCTTCAATTAAAACTGTAGCAGTAGCACCAGATGTAGCACCTGTAATTGTTTCACCATTTATGAAGTCACCATAACTTGTATCTTCTAAAAGAATATTATCGCTATCGTCATCATCACTTACGTTTGTACCATCTAATTGAATTAAACCACCTGCTGATCCTTCTAATTTTATAACGTCAGGATCGCCAATGTTTGTTAACTTGATTTCAGCTGATTCCATCAACTGATAATATGCTTTTATAAAGTCTAAAAATAATGGGTGATCTTCAAGTACAAAATCAGGTACTTGTGAATTTATAAGGTTTGATATTTTATCTTTAAAGTCGGCCATTTCATCTAATAACTACTAGTCGTGGTATATCCTATACCAGCGTTTGCTGAGCCTCCTGCTAATGTATCAGCCTCAACTGTAACTGAACTGTTTGCAACATCAATATCTAATACTTGATTTCTGATAGGAACAATATCGTTTGAATTAGGTTTAACCGTTACTTCAATAACTGTACTAGCTGCACCTCTAATATTTTCTATATTAGAAACATTTAAAGAGTTTACTTCAACTAGACCTGAAGAATAGTTTATAGTACCTTGTGTACTATTAGCATATGATCTTACAGCACCATCTAATCTATATCTTCTTACATTACCTTGTCCATCATCATCTAAAAACCATACGTTTGTTGTATCGCCATCAACTTTGAATCCTGAAGATTCTAAAATACCACCTGAAGCAGTATTGTGACCAGAGTGTGGATTGTATAATGCGTTAGCAAAGTTAATTGAATATTTTGTAGAACTACCGATTGTAGGTAAAAAAGATTTTCTTAATTTAATTGTTGTTATGTTTGATAAGATACTATCATCTGTATCATCAATCAGACCAATAAGTTTTGAAAATCTGAATATAGTATCAAACGATTGTAAAGTATTTGAATTGTAATTTGTTAAAGTTGTAATTACATTTGATTTAATTGTATCAGCAGTTTTTGGTGTAGTCTTTTCATCAAACTTAACCGTAGAAGTTAAAATTAAATCTGTTGTTTCAGGATCAATAATAACTGGTGTTACTGAAGCAACTGAATATTTTTTTAATTCTTTTACAATAGAATCTTTTGTAGAGTCTGTTAAGTTAGAACCACTTGTTGGTAATATAGAAAGATAAACTCTACCATAGAATGGCGTTTCAGCGTCTTCACCACCCCAAGCACTAACTGATTGTGTGTTAGCATAAAGTTGTTTTACTTTTGTTTTATAATCTTCTACCGTAACTGCTCTATCTTGTGACGCATAAAAATTAGGTGCATTGAATTTTATACTTTCTAATGCTTCAGGATCAGCACCACCTTGTGCTGATGAGTTAACTGTAACCGTTACATTATTGAAACCTGATATTGAACCAGATAATGTAAATGATGTTGCACCGTTAGCTTCTGTTTTGTTTGTAACAACATAACTTATAGCAATAATGTTACCATCATCTAAATTTTGTCCTATGACACCATCACCAAAGTATATTTCAAATTGACCGTCTTCAGCTTCTTGTAAGAAATAAACTTTAGAGTCACCATCTAATTGTGTAATAGAAGTTGCTTTTGTATATGTACTTGATGTAGTATCAGAAGCACTATTTTGTACTACAACTTTTATTGTAGTTGTATCTGCTCTGTCACTAGGTATTAAAAATCTTTGGTCTATGTCATCACTATCATTTGTATAAGTGTATGTTACATATGTGCCTTCGTAAACATCTAAACTTTGTGCTGTGTAAATACCATCAACTGGTTGTACAACTTTATCTGCTACAGAAACAAACGTATAAGTTAAACCATCTATTGATGAAGTAAATTTTGTACCTGCAGGAACTGTAATTGATGATCCTGTACCATCATTGATTACTAATTTTAAATCAGCGATTGGTGCTCTAGCAGAGTTAGGTACATAACCTACTAATTTAGATAATGACGCAACACTTGATCTTAATTGTGCTGTGTCCATATACATTTCGTTTGCTACAAAGTTTGCATTGTAAGCCAAGTAATGTGTATTGTATGCTAATGTGTCTAATAAAATTGAAAGAGAACTTCCTTCAAAGTCGTAATCTTTAAATTCGTTTTGATTTGCTAAAAATCTTTTAAGTGAACCTTTTATATTTTCAAAATCTAATTCTGAAATATCTAATCTATGTTGCTTTGCCATTTTATCTTACTCTTTGTAAAAATGTTGATACTGATACTGGTTGTTCAACACCATTTATTTTAAATGAAACCATAATACTAATGCCGTTACTACCATCTTCACTTTGAACAACAACATCTTCTACTGAAACTCTTGGCTCATACTTTTCAATCGCCATAGATACTCTATCTTTTATTACTACTAATAAAGGTTCAGTAATATTCTCAAATAAGAAACCTCTTAAATTACAACCGAAGTCAGAATTAAAAGGTCTTTCGTATTTGTTTGTTAAGATAATATTCTTAACACTTCTTTTAATTGCTTGTACATCAAATAATTTTGCAACATCCTTTGTAGCAGGATTTTTAGTAAAACTCAAATTTAAATCACTATAGATTCTATTTGATCTTTTACTTTTGTTAGTTGTAGTTGCGTCATAGTTTGAGTATGCCATATCTATATTTATATGACTTTACAGACCATTTACTAATACGTTTAAAGAACCTGAAATCATTGCACCTGCGTCAGCACTATGTCCTACACGTCCCCAAGGTATACCACCTATCTTAACGTTATTTGATCCTTTATTTAATGCAGCTATATGAGCAGGACAGATAGGAGTAGGTGGAGCTGGGTGTGCAACAGTAGGAGTGCCTTGTACAGCACCTACAATACCGTTTGCTTTTACTGTTCTTACTAAAGATATTGCTAAAGTTGTAATTCCAGTACAAGCATGACCTGTAGTCAACGGATCGCCTTCTCTAACTGCCATATCTTTGTTTTGCCTCTGCTTGCCTTTGTTCTCTTTCGGCTTTTAGTAACATTCTTTTCTTTTCTATCTCAATTGATTGACGTACTTTTCGTCCAACTGGTATTTTTACCGAATCTACGATTTTTTTGCCTTTTTTACTAATATATTCAACACCAATAAACTCATCCTTGAAATCCCCTTGTACAGACATGGTGGCTTTCTTCAAACTCATGGCTTCCTTCTCTTTTTCGTCACCTGATTCGTTCCAGAACTTAAAAATTCTCATTTTTTTCATAATTTCCTCAATTTTTGTGTTTTTCTACTATTTATAAGGGTTTTTAGAGAACAAAACAAGAACATATGCCATTTTTTTCCATTTTTTGCTTGATTTTTATGTAAAAATACGGTATTATAATAGTATGTATAACAAAAAAACAAAGGACAACACAATGATAGACAAAATGACAACATTTTTTGCCGTTATATTTGTAATGAGTATGATCGGTGCTACTGGTGCTATTGAAACTGATCAATATTTACTCGGTGCTACAATGACACTTATTGGTGTTATTACAGGATTAACAACAATCAGTTTATCTAACAAATAATGAATAATAAAAAGTTAAAAACTGCAATTAAGAAACTTGAAAAAAGAGTTGCTTACGGAAATAAGTTACTTAAAACAAAATCTCTATTTCAAGTAATACAAATAATGAAAACTAAAAAGGATATATAACACTATGGCTAATCAAAACATTATGGTAAACAATTTATCAATCGTAAGAAACATTGCATATAAAAAAATTAAAGATATGTCTAAAGATGTGAAGGAAATCGTTCAAGTTGAAGATGATCTTTTAAAAAGAATTGACATTAATATGAAAAATGCTATTAATAAAATTATCAACGACTATAAATGTGAAAGATTAACAGGCGTAGTTAAAATTAAATAAGGAGACACTATGAAAGATACACAATTAAAAAAAGATATTATGAACATTGCAAAGGCAGAGTCTGCTGATGGTATTACAATTTGTTGTGGTACCTTGTTTACGAAGTTTAATGTATCTGTACATCAACAAATGGCAGATAGTTTAAAACTTGCTTTACAGACTTTCTTTGACAACAGAAAGAAAAATGATTGCGTTGTTAAGATGTCAGGTCCTATGGGTGCTGATGAAGAATATGCTTACGACTTTGTACCTGTTGTAGATTTTAGATTAGAAGGGATGGGAATATAATATGTTTAGACTTTGGATTTTTATTATAGTAATTCACTCAATATTAATGATCGGCGTAGTATTTGCTGGTGAGAAATATTGTTTTGATTGTATGCACAAATATAAAATAGGTGATAAGAAAAATGAAACCTATGATTTTGAGATTGATTTACAGGAGAATAATTTATCTGTAAAAGTTAAAGAACAAATTAGTGATAAGAAAACTGGTCTTGTATCTTATATCTTATTTGAAAACAATAAAATTTTAATTGATGAAAACAGAAAATCAAAATATACAGGACCTTATCCTTCACACTCGGTTGGTAAATCTTTAGTATCTTTGGTTACAGGTTATGCTGTATGTGGTGGTTATATAAATCATACGGTTTTTGATTCAATAGATTACCCAACGGTTGCAGGTACTTTATATGAAAATCAAAAATTAATTAACTTACTTAATATGCAGGCAGGTGATGGTGAAATAGTAGGTGATAGAATACACAATAAAGATAATAGAATAAAAGGTAATGGTAAAAATATTAATACTATACCTATTAAATCTGCTATGAAAGCATACTTTAAAAATAAAGATGGTTTAGAACCTGGTGTTTATTTTAACTATAGTGCCATGGCAACCAATGTTATTATGAACTATGTTATTTACAAAACTGGTGATGATTGGAATAAGTTATTACATAAGATATTTGTAGAAGACGCTAAAGTTGCTAAAAAAGTTTATTTTGGTAAGTCATTAGAAAAACACAATACAGGTAATAGATCAAAAGGTGAGTACGGTAGATATTCTTTCTATGCTGACAGATACGATTATGTAAGAATTGCTAACTTAATGTTAAATCACTGGAAGAATGATACTTGCGTTGGTAAGTATTTAAAAACAATGTATGAAAATAGAATTGATAGAGATTATAAAACAAATAAGTTTAATGGTAACCATAGAGTTGCATTAAGATATGGTGGTCAGTTTTTATGGGATGCTGTTGGTGTTGAAGATAGACCTATCTTAATGATGGATGGTGCTTGGGGTCAACAAGTAGTAATTGATTTTGAAAATAACAAAATTATAACTGCCCATTCAACCGACAGAAATTACGACTACTATGCTCTGATCTATCTACAATTAACTTCAGACACTTTAGATAATGGTAGACCAGTTTGTAGAAAATATAAAGATGACGGAAACTTTGTTTTAGAACCTTGTTAAAATACGTCTTCTCTTTCTCTTTACAACCTTGGGTACTTCTTTCTTTTCAGGCAATATTGCACCTGTTGTAATATAGTGTTGAGTTAAAGGACTATTAGGTTGATAATTTCCGTATTCGCTACGAGTATATCTTTTTTTAGACACGGTGTTTTACATTTATTTATAATCGTAAAACTCTATGAGCGAACCATTTTAGAAATCTTTTTATATGTTCGTTAATATATCTATTAAAAAAGAACCGAATAAATCTTACAATAATTAATATAGGACTAGATAAGACATCAAACGCAATAAGTCCAACATCAACAAACATATCAATCCAATGATCTACGGAAGACCACTCTTTAAATTTTTGCCATTTGTTTTTAGTCCATTTAATCATTAATAAGTTATGGGCCCTACACAAAATGCTAATAAGCACATCATAACAATTAGTAATCCTGTAAAGTAGTAATTCATAATTACCTACCTTGTTTTTAATAAGTGTTTTAATTTTTCATACCAATAGATACCACCATCTCGTAGTTTATCATTGGCGTCCCTTAATTTCTCTAAACGTTTTGTTAAGTCTTTTAATTGTTTCTTATCTAACGTTTTTTTCTTATCTACTATCTTCTCTAATTTACTTATTACATTGTCAATACTTATACACGTCAAAGGCGGAATTTTAGGTGCCTTTTTCTTTAATGAAGATATAGATATTTTCTTTGGCTTTTTAGCCATAGTCTATCTCCTAGTTGTCTGCAATGTTCGGTAAGTAATATAAGATTATAATGTAATATTTATATTGTTAAGAATAATATCTGCTATTTTATTATGGCCTGATTGATTAGGATGATTGTCTTGTCTAAAATCATTTTTTTTTTCATTTAAATTAGATATAAAGTCTTTTTCTCTATCTAGTTTTTTATACAACGAAGAATTTAATATTGGCCAATTTATAAAATTATTTTTATCAATTAAATTGTACATAGGAAACTGTGACAATTCTTCAGCCAATTGTTGTCTAAAAATAGTTTTAACTTCTTTAGCACTTTGTAATGATCTTTGTGGTGTACCTAATGTAAGACCTAAATTAAATTCTGTACCTAAATTTGGCAATTTTTCTAAAGGCAGAGATTGTACCATTGTATAAGGAATATTATTATGTTTTAAAAACGTCTGTAGCATGTACATATATCTAATACTTTGTTTTACCCTATAAAACATATCACCTCTTAAAGGGTCTGTATATAATATACTATCCCAAATATATTTTGGATTATATCTATATTCTTTATATTTGTTTTCAAATAAATTTTTTACGTAGTAATCATTTTCACTTTGTCTAAATTCAAAATCTGTACGTTTAGCCTCACTCCAAGCAGGAATAACTAAACCAATGTTACTTTTTTTCTTTTCACCCATTGCTGATATGTTATCAATTAAAGAAGAACATATATATTCATTACCTGAAGAATATTTACCAAAATTTATTAGTTGCATATCTAACTTATCAGCTAATATATTAAACCATCTATTATAACCTTTTACAATATCATGTGAAACCCTAGGATCTTCAGAATCCGTATATGGGTCAGCCCAACTACAACCACTTACTATTAAGTATTTCTTATTCACGTTTTTATTTAGATAAAAATTTTGAGGGAAATATTTGTTACTCATGTTTTTATTTATCTTATAAATATCAGTATGAAAACGGTTATATTACTAATTGATTTTGATGGTCATAAAATACTTGCTGATGAGTATGTAAACAAATTACGATACAGCACACTTCAACATATCATAGACGACACGAGCATAGATAGAAATGCTAATATCATATTATCTATTGGTAATAGTGTAAGAGATAAAAAATTACAAGAACTAAAAAGTATGGCCATAGAGGATAAGTGGCAATGGCTAGAAATACCAGATGATAGTTTAAGTGTAGAAAGCATAGAAAAGTTAGTACTTGAAAAACTTAACTTTAGTATGAATAATACCGATACTCAAATAGTCATAGGAGGTTGCAATACTGCAGGATGTGTGATAAAATCTAAATTGTGTAGTGCAAAATATTTTTCATGGAAACAATATAAGACAACTATACTATTACCTATGTGTGCTGAATATGCCCACCATGGTATAAATGATATTGAAAAAAATATGAGAGCGTTTGGTAAAGTGTTTACTTTTATAAAAGATAATAAGTTAAAAAATATTCATATAGCAGAGGACGTTATGAGAGTTAACTTTATCAAATATGATAAACAGATAATATAGAGATAAATAATTTTATGGAAACTGATTTAAATAAAAAAGTGGTGAAAGATATTGATGACATGCACGACAAACAAGTTGAGGACATGCTCACAAAAGGTGGCCCTGGTGACCGTTCTTCTCCTGGTAATGTAAATACTGAAGAATGGTGGAAGTGGAATAATTTATCAGACTATACTAAACTTAAAGCAGGTAAAACCGTACGTGGTCAACCACCATCAGACAAATCAATTCTACAACAAGCAAAAGATAAAGATATATGGTTTTGTACAATACCATTTACACAAGTCTATAATGAGATAAGTGGTAAATATAGAGCATGTTGTTTTGGTAAAGACGCTGAACATGAAACTATTAAGAACACATCATTAAAAGAATGGATGGTTGATAGTGAATACATGAATAGTATTCGTAAAGAAATGCTTGATCCTAAATCAGATCATAAAGCAGTAAATGATATATGCCGAAGATGTAGAAGTGATGAGGAAATATATGGTAGAAGTAGAAGAACAAACTGCTTAAAAATTCATACTAACGATAAAGAGTTTTGGGATAATATTCAAAAGAATGTTGAACTATATAACGCAAGTGGTCAGTATGCCTTTGATGAAAGAATTTTAGAAATACAATTAAAAGTATTTGGGTCAGAATGTAACCTTGATTGTTTTATGTGTGTACATGCTAATTCTACAACTAGACAACGTGTTGCTGAAAAAGGTGTTTGGAATGACGCTGTGTTTGGTGAACGTGGTAAAGTTAGAGAAGATTATATGAAACTTGTTATGGCAGATAAAACTGAAGGTGTTACTGAACAAGTTATGGAATTATTACCATATGTTAGAAGTATTAAAGTAATTGGTGGTGAACCATTGATTATGAAAAAACATTATGAGTTATTAGAAAAGGTTATTGAAAGTGGCCATGCAAAACATATCTATTTAAAATATCAAACTAACTTAACTAAAACTAAAAAAGGTAGACACAATATATTTAATTACATTCCTCATTTTAAAAATGTATCTATGGTTGCTTCAGTAGATGGTATTGGTAAGACTATTGAATACATGAGAAGAAGAACTGAATGGGAAGAAGTTGTAGAAAATATAGAGATGTGTCGTCAACACCCTAACGTTGTTGTTGACTTCAATGGTTTAGTTTCTAATCTTTCAGTTATGAGATTTTATGAAGTTATTGATTGGTGTAAAGACAATCCTGTTATTGATCAATTGAATTGGGCAATGATTGACAAACCTAAACATTTAAGACCTAATAACTTACCAGAAGAAATTAAGAAGTCATTAATACCAAAATATAAAGACTGGCCTGATATAATAGCTGCATTAGAAAGACCTGCTGATCCAGATGTAGATTTACAAAACGTATTTGATTATATGTTAAAGGCAGATAAATTCTATGAAGGCACAAAATGGGAATCACATTTGTTTGAAGTGTTTCCTGAATTAGAACCATATTACGATCCTACTAAACATAGAGATCATAACGAACAAGCAAAAATATTTCAAACATGGGATAAATCAGTAAAGGAAGCTGAAGAAACTTCAGATACAAATATTATATGATATACGAAACAGTAAAAAAAGCAAGACACGTACATGAGTTTTATACTTACAAAGAAAAACCTGTTGATAAAGAAGTATTAAAAGACTTATTAGAAAAGACTTATGAAATTACACCATCAAAAAATAATATGGCTGCTTGGCAAGTACACGTTTTAGGTCCAGAACATCAAAAATATAAAGACGCTCTTTTTGAAGGGTCGGCAGCAAATGATACACTCTCTAATATAGGTAATAAAGATTATGTAGATATAGGGCACGAAAATGAAAAAAAAGGTATACCAAGAGAAAATGTTATGTATAGAAGTTTGAATACCGCCCCATATGTTTTAATTGTAACACAAAGAAAATCTGAACTAACAAGTCCATATCAAAAAGACGCTTGGAGTAGAGGTATATTTTATGACCCTTGTACAGAAAAAGGTCTTGCTGATAGTAGAGAAAATATTTGTGTTGAATGTGGATTATTTGCAATGAATTTTAGAAGTTTAGCAATTGAAAAAGGTATTGATACAACATACACTTGCAATTTTAATAAGCAATTAGATACAAAGGTATGGAAGCAATTACCTTTTGTTGATAGACGAGTTAATGTAATGATATCCGTTGGTTATGGTAAAAAATATAGACGAGATATACACCCAATTACATATGACTATAAGCCTTCTATTAATAAGATAATTAAATGGCTACCTGCTTGACTTTAACAATAGATATGATATAATGAAAGATGAGCAAATTTAGTAGTAAAGAAATAGATCCTAAAGATATTAAAATTAAACCTCGTTGTTTAGTATATGAGCCAAAGAGTTATCATAAGCCTGCAGCTTACACAGCAGATGGTTATATGTTACCTTGTTGTTGGTTAGATGATCCTAAAAATGATCATGGCGTAGAGGAAGTATTTCATTTAAAAGATGAACACCTTGCATTAAAGAATAACGATAAGTTAGAAGACATATTTGGTTCTGAAGAATGGGAACACTTCTTTGATACACTAATAAATAATCCTAGTTGTGCTTTGAAACAATGTCAATATAAATGTGGCAATAGAGAAAAAGATAATTATAAAATATGAAGGAAAAACATTCAGATTTCTATATTCGTAACCAACGTTTCTCATCACCTAATATGGATTTATCTCATAGGTGTATATTACGTTGCCCACAATGTTTACGACAAAAGGTAGAAGGTCTACCTAGAATAGCAAGATCATTTGACATTGATCCTAATGAGTTTAGAAAAATACTATCCTACTATGAACATCAAATAACCTTTTGTGGTCAAATATCAGACCCAATATATCACCCACAATTTTTAACATTTTTAGAAATGATGGATGGTTTAGGTAAAGGTTTAAGAGTTGCAACTAATGGTACTAATACAAAAGGCATGGATGATAAGTGGTGGGAAAAAGCATATAGTTATGGTGTAGGAGAAAACTGTTGGTACTTTGGTGTTGATGGTTTAGATAAGAAATCAGAATTGTATCGTATAGGTTCTAACTTTGAACAAGTATGGGAAACTATGAAAATGGGTGTTGCCATGGGTCACCCGATAGTTTGGCAATATATAATATTTGGATACAATGAACATGAAATAGAACAAGCAAAAGAGATGGCTGAAAAAGAAGGTATAACTTTATTACTAATTAATACTAATAGAGGTTTTGATCCTAGAAGTAGAAATTTAAGAAAGAACGTACAAGAAGCATATGCTAACTTTCAAAAGCCTAGTGACAAGCATACAGTAAAAAAAATAAAAAAAGAAACTTACTTTAATGTAACACCAGAGTTGACACATTGGAGAAAAGTAAGACACGGAGCATTAAAATAATGAATATAACATATAACAACATAACAATTCCTTTCTATGGAAAACACTTATTAGATTTAATGGAAACATCACCTTATAGAGATAGAGCAAAGGCTGATGTAGCACTAGATGAAGATGGCATACCTAAAACAATTGTTGCTTCATTATCAGGTGGTTGTGATTCTGCAGCTGCATTATATCTAACTGCAAAACACTTTATTAATATTGACATCTATCCATTAACGTTTAGAGATGTACACGCACCAAAAGACGCTGACGCAGCTGCTGAAATAGTTGAGTTTATAAAGAACAAGTTTCCTTTTGCAAATATACGTGAACATACAATAATAGATTTTGATGATAAGGATCCTGTACACTATGAAAAGGCACAAAAATTTATAGATACAAGACCTGAATATAAAACATTGAACTTACAACAAATGTCAAAGTGTAACCAGATAGATGATGGTTCGGATGAATTTATGGCACGTTTAGATAGACCTTTACGTTTAGATGGTATGTCAGCAAACCCACCTATGGAAGTAAGAAAACAATTTAGTGATTATGCAATAAAGAAGTTTCCTAATATTAAGTTTGATGAAAAGAACATTGCTAGAATAAGAGGTGAAGCAAGACGTGATACGGGTGGTAAAGAACCTGAATTAAAATACAATGTATATAAACCTTGGGTTAATCAATCTAAAAAATTTATTGCAAGTATCTATAAAGAAGAAGGTTTAATGAAAGACCTATATCCTATAACACGTAGTTGTGTTGGTGGACCTAATCAAACTAATAACTTTACTGAATGGTGTTGGCAATGCTTTTGGTGTTATGAAAAAGCATGGGCATTTGATTTACTTTAATTCATAACCATAGTATTGAAATTCATTGTAAAAACGTTCTTCAAATATTTCTCTTATGATTTTCATATCTTCTGGTTTAAAATAAGTTTTATACTCAAAGGTAGTAAAAGGTGTAGGAAGTTTTTTCAAAACAACTTTAAAATAATCTTCTAACCATTCTGTAGTAATATCTTCAGTCCATATTATTTGTGGTTTATCTAATTCTTCAATAACAACATCATTTAAAAAGCGAATACTATTAACAAAGTTATTCCAACATATTTCATTAAATTTAAATTCTACTTTGTATTCTTGTATTGTGCTTTTTATAATATCTTCAGCTACATCAAATCCATATTTACCTTCATCAGTCTTTGATGGTGTAATATAAGTATAACCTTCTTTGTTATTACCTTTAACATTATTTGGACCTGTTGCAAGTCCAATACAATTATAAAACAATATTGCTAACCAATGGGTAAACATATGTCGTCTTTTTAAAACTAATATATTATGGTCTTTATAAAAGGTTTTAAACCAAGGCCATATAGATATGATTTCAGGTACATGTGCTTTATGTGCTAATTCTAAACCATACTCTCTTAACTCTTTTAATAATTCAATACGTTGAGTCATTGTCTTTTTCCTAAAGTCATGTTCATTATCTTCATGGTTTCTTACACAAAAGAACTCATTAAATAAATTACCAGGTGGCAACGTAACACCAAATTGTCTATACTTTTTATGAATATAACTTTGCACCCAAGTAGATCCACTCTTGTGCATACTAATTAATTGAACGTATCTATTCCTTGATGTTTTCTTTGAAATACTTGTCATACTTATCGGGTTCATCCTTTAAAGCGTCACCATAAGGACTATCCCTATTTTCTGTTATGTTAGGCCATATACGAGAATACTCATCATTTACTTTTTTCATTAAACCACTTGACTCTGATTCCTCAACAATAGCGTTAATAGGACATTCAGGTTCACATACACCACAATCAATACATTCTTCAGGATTAATTACCAACATATTTTCACCTTCATAGAAACAATCAACAGGACAGACATCCACACAATCCATCAACTTACATTTTATACACTTTTCATTTACTACATAAGTCATATCACAAATTCCGCACAAGTTAACATTCGAGTCTCGCTCTCTTAAAGCGAAAAATTTTTAGACGCTAAAACTTTCCCCACAGCCACAGCTACTCTTACTATTAGGATTAGTTATCTTAAATTCGCTATTAAACTCACCCTCTACCCAATCTAACGTAGTACCTAATAAGTATAATTCTAATTCTAAAGATACAACTAATACGTTACCTAATAAACAATCAGTATCTTCTCTTTCGTTAGTAGTAGACCATTTATATTCAAAGCCTGCACATCCACCACCCTTAATGTCTAAACGAACATAACTCGTGCCTGCCTTATTTGCTATGTAAGTTAATCTCTTTATTGCGTTATCTGTTAGCTCTAGCATGGTTCCTTTGGGTTTCAACATAACTATGTATAAAAGTATTAATCTCTAAAACGTATTCAAGTAAGTGCTACGCACACGGCCGTCTTATATAGTAAAAAATAGCACGAAAAAAATTCTAATATCTAAACCAAGAAAAGCCGCTCCCTTATATCTATATGTTACTTACTACTTTTATAGATTAGAAAGCCCAGCCAGTTTTAATAGTCTAGTTATGGTCAATCGGCGACCCAAACGTATGGTATTCACCTTGTGCTGTACGTGTTGTTGTACTCTTACTGGTCTCTAATATCTGACCTGCGACTACTTTGTATGTACCACCTACTGATATATTCATGTTGTTATTAGCAAACATATTAATATCACCATCTAAAGCGGCCATGTTAATGTTACCTTTATCTACTTGTATATTTACATTAGCATTAGGTCCTACCTGTATGTCATAGTTATTATCTGCAGCGCCATTCGCATTGAGCATTATCTTATGACGGCCTTGTATTGTAATGTCTGAATTGCCTTTGATGTAATGCTTACTATTCTTTTCTATTATGGTATTAAGGTCATCTTTAATAATCGTATTGGTTGTGCCTTTGTCTGTAATTTCTGTTTCAGTCCCACTATGGTGATATAAGAGGATACGTTCTTTGTTTGGTGTATCATCAAATTCTAATATGTGGCCTGATTCTGATTCATATACATGGCCGTATGGGTATTCAGTTGCATAGGTATTTTCTGGTAGGGACCATACATCACCTGCACTTGCGTCAATCTCAGCAATGCCATCTTTAACTTCTATAATGTTACCTGTTGGTATGTTTGTATATGAGGCCGCTCGTATGGTCTTTCTTGCTTCTAGTATGAGTGACTGATTATCTGCGTCATTCCGTGCTAATCTATTAACATCACTCTCGGCCGCATAACGTGGGTATACTCCATTGGGATCGCTAAACCCTAAACCCTCGGCCGCATTAAGAGCGCCTGTAGAAATAGGTTTGCCAGGTAAGGACCCAAGTATTACTGCGTCTTGTTTAGTATCTGCATCCCTAAAGAAACCTATGACCCATGACCCTTCAAGGAGTCCTAGTGGCGTCTGGCCTATACCAGATATGCCTGATGAAGTAATAGGTAAGAGAGGGTGTGCCCAAGGTAAATCTGAAGTAGGCAATACACTCTTGTCCTCTGTGTGATAACCTAGACATCTGACTCTGCAACGGCCAAGTTTAAGCGGGTCTGCTCTATCTTCTACCACACCTGCGAACCAGATGAAGCCATCTCTGCCCATAAAATCTGTAGTACTCATTTATTTTTTCCTATAAATGACCGTATTTAAAGCGGTCACCTCCTTATATTTATCCGTATTTAAACAATCTGCGTAGGCGCCGCGGTGCGTAGCACTACTCTATGGTCATATCTATTAGTCCATGATAACCAGTTGGTTTTACTATACATTCTTCTCATGTAATTACGAGACCTATTCTCTTTCATAGGTAATTGAGGTTCTTTTCTCATATATAGTTCTGGTTTCTTGGTTGTTCTATGTATCATTCCTATTGTCTTTCTTACATTGTTTGTATTGTTGCTATTAGGGTTGCTCTCATGTGGCCACCCTTTAGTAAAAATTTTTTTCGTAACTCGCAATAAGCGTTGAGGTGGTTCAATGTTTTGTTCATTAAAAGAACCCCTTAAAGAAACTTCTAGCACTTGCAAGACTTTGCTTGAAGTTTACCATTGAGGATTGTACAAACTTATTGACATTGCCTTGTATTCTACTTCTTATTCTATCTGCACCCATAGGGTTTAGACCATTGCCACCTGCAATACCTGATAGATTGATACCACCTAGTGCTAGTTTTGCCTTTTCTGCGATTTTCTCTACTACGGTCTTTCTTGTTAATATGGCATTGTTGATTTTTGCAAGGTTTTTGTTAGATAATACCCTATTAGAAGTACTATTTAAAACGGCGTTAATAGACTTATTAGCGGCATCCTTGACGTTTAAGTCTGTACTACTTAAATCAACGCCTAACTGCGTAGCAATGTCTTCTACGGTGCTTATCTGCGGCGATGGTATCTTTAAGTTCTTATTTTTCAATGGGACTAGGGTGGTTATGTCTATACCCGACCCTATTACATCAATAGGTTGTGATCTGAAATGAGCACTTGCTTTAAACGTTTCTGCTTGAGGTAAATCTGTAGCAAATATGTTACGTACTACGGTCATTGATGTAGTGTGCTTTTGTTCTAATAGGTCAACTTGATGGTGTAATTTAGATATTAGATAACGACCCGATAACAATACGTCTGTTACATCATTTCGTTCAAGTTTGGCGTCATTGCCAACCTCTGTAGCAGCATATTTTGGTACCTCACACCATACAAGGTCGCCTACGTTATATGTAAAGTTACCAGGTACGTCTATATCCATTGAGAAGTAATCACGTGACCCACTTGATAATGCTTGTTTTGCTGTTGCTCTCTTGTCTATACCTATGCCTTCACTATTACGTCTATGATTCCATTTAGTAGCAGGTTCTACAAATACACGTGATAGGTAATCATCCATATACTTACGTTTATCATTTCCTTTTTTAGATAGTTTACTAGCATGTAAACGATTAATCTGGTGTTTATTCTCACTTGTATATGACTTATCATCTACGGTGTAATCATCATCAAAGTCAGCAGGACCTGGTGGCATAACGCCTTGATATTTGTTACCAGCACCAGTCGGTGCGTCTATGTGTAATGCTTGTTCATAGTAGTTTGTATATGATAGTTTTGATTTGATAAACTTCTTATCAATCAGGTCGTGAGCATAGGTCATACTACCAAACATACCTCTTCTTGTATTTGCTAATATGTTATATGAAGCGTCAAACGAAAATGAATATGGTTTAGTTACGATAGAGTCTGCCTCGGTATCAGGTGGACTAAAGTTAGGATTAAATGCTGATAATAGGTCTATGAAAGCAACAAACTTTCTAGTTTGTGTTGTATCAGCGCCTTCTCTATACAATGACTCTAAACATCTAAAATGAAAACCTCTATTGTTCTCATAAAACATATAATGTGGTGTCTTGTAATTAACTGGTTCTGCTAGGTCTGCCATTGATCTTACACCATCTATCGGTCGTACATTTGGGAATGTGTACTTATAATTACCTAATGTTGCGTCAATGAATAGGTCTTTTTTAGAGTTCAATAATTCTTTATCTGACTTGACTAACTTGTCAACCATTTCTGCAAACGAACCTTCTAATGATTTTGAAACACGTACTCTTTCGTTACGTACTGACTCGATTGATGTAAAGAATAAAGCAATTGCTTGTACGTTTTGCTGTGTCTTAACCGATCTCTTTTCATACACCTTAAATCTATGATTAGTAGCATTCAGTTCTTCATCACCTGCAGCGTCAATTGGGTTTCTAAATTTAAACTCTAAATGTTCGTTACCTACAATAGGTAAACTAGTTTGTATACCCATTGTGTCAAAGAATAAAATGTTGCCTGATAGAAATGGTGAGTCTAGGTTTTGATAGACGTTGACAACTGCGGTTAGACCTGATATATCAAATTGTGTACCATTGTAACCGTATAAAATAATTTCACCTGATCTAAAGTCGCCAGGATATCTGTTATTTAAATCATCATATTTTGGTGCGTCTGTTGACATATTACGCTCCTATCAATGTTCTAAACTCTTCCGTAATTAATTCTAAAAATTCAGGTTTGATTAATTTGATCCTTGATTTCTTATCCTGTAATTTTTGCTCATAATCATAGTTAGATACACTTGTTGCACCTGACACGGTGCTGTTTACTTGTATTTTGTGTGAGTCGTCAAATGATGATGTAGCACCACTTGATTGAGCAACTTCGTAATGATGTATAGCATTTACGTCACTATACTTATCTTGTACGTACTTCTCAAATTGACCTGCTGTTAACGGCCAGTCATAAAATCTATCTTTTACATCATTGAACAATAGTATAATCCAGTAATACTGCTGATCGCCATAGTATTGCTCTGATACTGATTCAGGTGTGTCTTCACCCATTATGTCGTATAGGTCAAATAGAGCAGCACTTTCTTTTAATCCCTTTTTCATTTGTACTCGTCTTAATAGGTTTGTAACTAGTTTGAAATTACCTTTACCCTCAGCGTCATAATATATTTTAGGAAAGGCATTGAAATAATTAGGCATTAATTAGAACCTTCCGTTGAGCTTCTGTCTGTGTTTTGAGCACTACTTCTTAATGCGTTATATCTTGTTCTCTCCATTAGTTCTAGTTCTCTAAATGTTAGTGTTGCGTCTATTGATACAGGATCACCACTAGCGTGTGTTGAAAACTTATCTGAACCGTAGTCTATGTCAACACCTGTACATGCACATAAACCTATCTGATCTAGGTATGGATTGATTTTAGTACCTTTCATAAATCTAATTACAAATTCATGTGGTACTTGATATGCAGCAATACTTTTTGTACCGACTCTTGTTGGTAGCATTCCGTCTTTGATAGCATGTAATAGGTTGTTAACTACGTCTGACTCTTTTCTGCTTCTAGGTGTAAACTTAAACGTAAAACTAAACGTTCTATAATCTATACCATTAAATATCATTTCTGTCATGGCTGCTGGTGCAATACCAGTTCTACGTTGTAAGGCAGCATTTACACCTGCACCTAAACCACCAGTAGCAAATGATCCTAAACCTGTAACTAACTTACCGACTTGAGCACCAACTGCTTTTAAATCACCACCAAAGAATTTACCACTATTCATTGCGTCCCTTAATTTTGAAAGAGCACCTAAACCACCACCTATTTCTTCAGCACCATAGTCTGCCTGTAAATTGAATTTAAGTGTTTGTGGCATGTAAATAGCGATTGTAGTTTTTACTTCCCTTACTGCACCTTTACCTGTAGGTATACCTAATAGACCTGAAGTAGTACCTTCACTAAAAAATCTGTTAGCACCATATACAACTTCGTTTAAATTGTCTGCTCTTTTTGTAAATTGTGTGTTTCTAACACTTGTATTATTACCACCTTCACTTCTTCTTTCTATAATATCAAATAAGATGTAATGCTCTTGGTCATCTTTGTCTATAGGATAAACATAAAACTTATTACTATCTGTTATAGGGTGAGCAGAGTAATCTACGTTTGTAGGATTGTAATTGATAACACCTTTTTTAGTCGCTATAGTTTGAAACGAAACTGGTGATGTAAAACCTTTTAGGACTGATTGAGGTTTATTAAGACCTTTGATTATGTTACCGATTACTTTAAATGCTTTCATATTAATATTTATCTACCTATCTTAATAATAGTCTGGATAGTGTGTGTTTCCAGTACCTATTGTTGTTGACCCATAGTCTGTTTTATTTTGTGTATTTGAAGCGTCAACATTGTTTTGATTATTAATAACCGTATTACCACTATTCTGACTATTGTTTACTATCGTTGAACCTTTTTCTACACCGTCTGCTTGTATTGTGTTAGCAGTTTCAATTTTGCCTTCGGTGTTTGCTTTAACTGATGGTGGTATTATCATACTATTTACCTGATCCTCTGAAAATTGTGCTCTTATTGATCCGTAATCAGCATCGGCCTTCACTAGAT